ATATCCACTGTTACAGGGGCTGCACAGGATGCGGCTGCTTCTGTAACAAACCCTATACAAGAAACCGTATCTAATACAACATCGACGGTTAATGACAAAATAAGTGCTCTCAGCTTCCCACCATCGGGATAATTATCAAAAATACATTATATTTATATAAGGAACCATATATATGAAAAAGCAGGAACTTGTAGAAATTATAAGAACTCTAGTAAAAGAAGAAGTTAATAATGCACTTCCACATCTTCTTATGGAAGTTTTGGCAGAAAAAATGGTGCAAAATTCAAACTCTTTGTTGGAAACAAAAAAGCCAACAGAGCAGCTTCCAAAAAGAACACCAAATGTTTCTTTTGAAGCAACTCCAAAACAGTCACCAGTTCAAGCGCCAAAAACGTTCACAACAAACCCAATTTTGAATCAAGTGCTCAATGAAACTGTTGGAGGGATTCCACAAGAAGAATCTTCTGGTACACCATCCGCAATAGATGCACTTCAAAGTCTTCCAAAACAAGTATTGGCGGAAAACAAAGAAGTTGCAGCGGTCGCATCTGCAATGACAAGAGACTATTCTCAACTATTGAAAGCAATTGACACGAAAGCAAAAGCTAAAAGACCATAATGGCAACACAAAACGCACAACCTTATGGAATAACTCTACCCATAACACATGGGCCAAGTGGATATTTTAATCAAAGTTATAGCGTGGGAGAACAAATTAAAAGTAATCTAAACTTATTGCTGAGAACAAAAAAGGGAGAAAGAAGAATGAATCCTGATTTTGGTTCTGGATTATGGAGCGTGTTGTTCGAGAATAATGTGGAGGAAATTGGTCAAATTGTTGAATCCACTATCAGAAAAGATATATCAAGATGGATGAATTATGTGAATGTCGAATCTGTTGATGTTGATAGAACAAGTGATAGTTCGCAACACAGAATAAATGTTTCCGTAGTATACACTGTCCCAGTTGTTGGAATAACAAACGAGCAAGTATTACAAGTTGACATGAACACAACCAACGTATGATATTAGACACACCAAAATCATTTCTACCGGGCAAAAAAGATGTCAAATATCTTAACAAGGATTTTTCCCAACTAAAATCCAGCTTGATTGAATTTGCCAAAACATATTATCCAAATACATATAAGGATTTCAGTGATGCATCAACAGGAATGATGTACATAGAAATGGCGGCGTATGTTGGAGATGTGCTTTCATACTATATTGATTATCAGTTCAAGGAATCGATGTTAGTAAATGCAGAAGAGCGCCAAAACATTATTGATGCGGCAAGATCTGTTGGTTACAAAACAAAGCCAAGCACACCAAGTTTCACAAAATTGGATGTATATCAACTTATTCCTTCAAAAATAAATGAAGATGGCAGTATATCTCCAGACATGAAATATGCTCAGATTATAAAGCCGGGCATGGCGTGCAGCAGCGACTCTGGCATACCGTTTCTTACTAGTGTTCCCGTTGATTTTACTGTTGATACCAAGAATGATCCGTTGGAAATTTCCGTTTATCAAAGAAACGCTGCTGGTCAACCTGAATTTTATGTATTGAAAAAGACAGTAAGTGCATTTTCTGGTCAAATATCCACTGCCACAATTTCGGTTTCTTCTCCTGTTCCATTTTTCAAAGTTACTCTTTCAGATACAAATGTTATTGAAGTTATGGATGTATATGACTCCGATGGCAACAGATGGTATGAGACAGATTATCTTGCACAAGATCTTGTTCCTATTGAAAGTGAAAACATATTCAAGAATGATTCTGCATTATCAACATATCGTGATACTGTTCCTTTCCTATTAAGATATCTGAGAACACCGAAAAGATTTGTCACGGGGGTTGGTGCCGACAACACAACATTTTTGGAATTTGGATCTGGAACCAATGTTTCAGACGACGAAGTTATTATTCCAAATGTGTATACAGTGAACAGAGTTTCAACTTTTAGAAATGAAACTGCCACATATGATCCATCAAATTTCTTGTCATCAAGAGCATTTGGTCAAGCACCTTCAAATACTTCATTGACAGTTCGTTATGTTGTTGGTGGCGGAATAACCAGCAATGTTAACGCAAATTCAATAAAGAACGTAACAGCGGTTGATTTCTTCGGTGATATAACAGAACTTCCTGTTTTTGAACAGAATTTGACCACATTGGTAAGAAAGTCCATAAAAGTCAATAATCCATCTCCAGCGACAGGTGGTCGTAACGCCGAAACAAATGATGAAATACGAAATAATGCTCTTGCTAGTGTAGCAGCACAAGGTAGAGCAGTAACACAAAAAGATTATGTTATACGAGCATATGCGATGCCTTCAAAATTTGGATCGGTTGCAAAAGCATGGGCAGTGTCGGATGCACAATTGAATCCACAAAATATCCAAGCACAGCCGCAGTCAGATGTAACAAGTTCACTTTCTCCATCAGCAACAAATAACAAAACATTGCAGGCTGCAAACTCATTTGCGATAAATCTTTATTTGCTTGGTTATAACACAAATCAGAACTTGATTGCAACAAACGAGGCAATTCGTCAAAATCTCAAAAACTATTTGAATCAGTATCGTATGTTGACCGACAGTGTTAATCTTCTTGATGGATATATCATCAACATTGGTGTCGATTTTACGATCATTGCATACAAGAATTACAACAAGAGAGAAGTGTTGGCAAACTGCATATCACTTGTTCAGAAATTCTTTGATATCAATAATATTCAATTCTGCCAACCAATCAATTTAAGCAGACTTGAATTGGAAATTGCAAAGGTGGACGGAGTTCAGTCTGTATCATCATTGAAGATAAAGAATCTTACACTGCGTGATGGCGATTATTCTCCATATGAGTATGATATTGAAAAAGCGACTATGGACAAAGTGGTATATCCTTCCATAGATCCTAGTGTGTTTGAGGTTAAATTCCCATCAAAGGATATAGTGGGTCGTGTAAGTTGATTTATAATACCATGCACTATTTCTTATATCCAACCAAAGACGCATACATAAGCAACGACCCAGCATATATCACCAAGAATACTGGGCTGGATGAAATCTTGGAAGTTGAAAAGAGAATTTCATTCACAAGTTGTGCCAGTTTAGGTTCATATATCATAGAAGTTGGATATACCAGTTCAAGTATTGAACTTTTAAGTGGATCAATGTCATCTTCATATGACTCTGGATCAACAGATCCAAGAGTAGTATCAAGTTCATATGTGTACAAAAATTCTCCATCGGCTGGTGCAGTTTTGTCAAGAGCACTTCTTCATTTCGATCTATCAACCATTTCGGCATCACTGGCATCAAGTGATGCAAATAAGCCAGTAAATCCAAGATTTTATCTTAATCTCAAGATTTGTGAAAGTACGGAAGTACCTACCAAGTATTCATTGGCGGCATATCCAATATCTCAATCATGGTTGATGGGAACTGGTTACAAGTATGATGGAACAACAGCACCAGACGGTGTAACATGGAAATTTTCAGATGGATATATTGAAAAGTGGGTAAGTGGATCTTTGATTGATTGTACAGGCGGCGGAAATTGGTGGATATCATCAAGTCTAGTCAGCGGTTCTGCGGTTGGAATTGTTGGTAGTGGATCTGGCTATGTTCAACCATCATATGAAAATTGGTATTTTACATCAAGCACGGTTCCTACCACTGGATCATATGGATCGGGCCAAACCTTTGATTATGAAAGTGGAGATGTCAGAATGGATGTCTCCAATATGGTATATGCTTGGCTAAGTGGATCATTGGTTAATAACGGATTGATTCTTATGCATGGCGATGAATCAAGTTCTATTGACTATGGATCACTGAAATTCTTCAGTAAGGAAACCAATACTGTATATTCTCCATATTTGGATATGTGTTGGCATGATTCTGTATTCATTACGGGAAGTACGGACCCGATTCAGATCAGAGATTCTGTAGTGAATATGAAAAATATGGCATCTGAATATAAGTTTGGATCTATTGTACGAATGGATGTTACCGCAAGAAAGCGTTATCCAGTAAAAACATTCACCAACAAAGCATCGGATTATTTGTTCCCATATTACTTACCATCATCAAGCTATTATCAGATCAAGGACGCAGAAAGCGAAGAAACAATAATTCCATATGAT